ATGGAAGTAGCGTTTCTGGGTACTCAAAAAGTCGCCTTCAATCAAAACGGCAATGACGTGAAGATCGTCAAGGTCTTTTATGGCGACGAAGCGGACGGCGAAACCGAAAATGGCCTGTCCATTGTAAGCATGGATGTGCCGCTCGAAGTTGCGGACGAAGTATTTGCTTCCGGTGCCAACTTCCAGCCGCTGGAGCTGGTGCGTATTACTTTCGAAGTTGCCCGCGCTGGCAAGCAAAAAGGAAACAACCTTTGCGTGCATATCGAATCGGCTAAGTCGAACTCGCAATCCGCGAAGCCTGTCGTTCCGCAAGGCCAGCAAACCTCTAAGCCCTCTGATCCAGTCAAGTCTTAACGGAGCCATATAGATGAAAGCGCCACTTCGTTTTGCCTTTGGCTGGGTTCTCTATCTGGCGATATTCATGGCGATTAATCCGATTTGTTCCTACTTGTGGGTAATTGTTCAGGAACAGCCGTTAGTTGTCACGGTAGTTACTTCGGTATTCGGCGTGGCGTTCTTCATCTGGTTGTATTTCAGCGTTTTGCGTCCTTTTTGGGGCTGGTGCGATGTCCCGCTGGGTCGGCGTAGTTCGAATATTAAAGTCGCTGATCTTGATGAGATTGGCGCATGAATTTCCTCGCCTGTGAAGGTGACTGGCTGCAAGGCGCTGATGGTTCGCCTATCTGCTCCGGCTCGCTGGTGGCCCTCACGGTCGAGGAAATGCAGAGCCTCTACGGCGCTGCACTCACGTGGGAACAGGTCACCGAGCTACAGGGCGAAGCGATTGTGTTGTTCGCCACCGTGTTCGGTTTTCTGGTCCTAAAAAAAGTCCTGAAACAGTGAGGTATCAAACCATGCAACTGAACAAGCACTTCATCAAGAAAATCGGCGTCGGCGCTGCTGCCGCGCTTTCCACCCTGGCTGGCACCGTTTACGCGGCTGTCCCGCCTGAGGCCACTGGCGCCCTCGATACTGCGGGCGAGGATATCGGAACAATCGGTTGGGCGGCGCTTGGCCTGATCATCGCGGCTATGGCGTTCAAGTACATGCGCCGCGCGCTGTAACAGGAAACCGCGCACTGCATGTGCCGAAGCAAACAAACCCCGCTCCGGCGGGGTTTTCTCTTCTAGGGAAACGCCAATGAGCTACGAACTGTACGTCCTGATTCTTACCACGCTGGCGTTTTACCTCGTGTTCTTTGGGCGGGTGTAGAGATGAAAAGGATTCTTCGAGTCGCCTTGTTGATTGCTTGCGCTTGGGGACATGCGGCCTGGGCTGAAGATTATTACTGGCGCTATAACTCGCAGAATTATCCGTCTGCTGATGCTGCGTGTCAGGCGCACCTTGACGTAATGAAGGCGATGAACAGCGCATATGTTGATTTTAGAGTTGAGCTAACCAGTCCTTCCAGTGGTAAGTGTGTGCTTCTTAACAAGAACGGTGCGTCACTTGGCTCTGCCAATATTGGTAGGCAAGGCGATGGATGTACTGATGGCACTTACGACAACACTATAAATGGGTGTGTCCCGAATCCTGAGCCGAACCCTTGTGAGTCGACTGTTGGCTCCATCATCAATCACGAGCATAAGTTGAAAGATTCCGTTCATGGTTCTGATCGTGTTGAGCCGCCCGGATCGGTCTGCGCTAATTCCTGTACTTATACCTTTCAATACATTGTTAACAACATTTACGTTTACTCCAGCGGTACGCCTTCTGGCGTGTTTGGCTCTTATCAATATCGGGGTAACGGCTTTGAGTGTTCCAGCGATGATTACAACGCCCCTGGCAATCCGGGCGGCACTACCAATCCCGATGACACGCCTCCACCTGACGACACTGATAAGTGTCCTGAGGGATATACCTACAACGGCACCTTTTGCTCTCCGGACAAACCAACCGATCCGACCGACCCTACTGATCCGACCGACCCAGAAGAACCTACTGATCCAACCGAACCCGGTGACGATGATGACGGCGACGGCGACGGCGACGGCGACGGTAGCGGGGGCGGCGGAGGTGGTGGCGGCGGTGGCGATGGAAGCGGCGACGGTGAGGGGGATGGCGATGGCTCTAGTGGCGGCGGTAACGGCGATGGCGAAGGCGACGGCGAAGAAGAACAGCCCGATTCGAGCGTCGGCGGTGAAGGCTGTGATGCAACGCTGAGTTGTGAGGGCGATGCCGTCCAGTGCGCCATTCTTCGCCAGCAGAAAGAATTGCGCTGCCACGCTGAAGAACAGGCCGACTTCGAGAAGCACCAGCCGGCCATCAAAGCCGCCGTTACGGGCGATAAGT